CCCGGGGCTCCCCCTTTACCACCGGCCTTGATGCTTTCAAAAAGCCGTTTACGCATTCCCGGTTTGGTGTAGTTTCCGGCCGCATTGACCTTTGACTCACCGCCCTTGGAGTACATAGTTACCTTGTTCGGATCATCCTTACGGGTAATCGTCTTGGCTTTTGGCATCTTGGACGGGTTCATAATCCCCATCCCCCGGCTTGGCCTCATTTAGCAGTACCTTCCGCCTTTAGCCATCTTTTTGACGCCGCCGCCTTTTTTCATGGCGACCATCTTGGTGTCAGTTTTGCCTTTTTTGGCAACTCCGTCAGCAGTCTTGTGACCGGCAGCCAGACCGCCGCCTGCCATCTTTTTGACTTTGCCGCCGTACTTCATGCCAAGAGAACCCATTTGTTTTGCGGTTGGCAGTTTTTTGGTAACGCCACCAGCCTCCATGCCGGCTTCAGCCATTTCATGCTTGATCATGGACTTGGGAGCGCCTTTCTTCTTCATGAAAGACACTTCTTTCTTCATCATTGCCTTGGACTCTTTCACAGTACCACCTTCCTTTTTAGTGAACTCACGACCAACAGACTGGGGAACCCCAACCTTCTTTGCAAACTTTGGGTTATTAGCCACTGCTTGCATAAATCTTTCCTGCTTTGCCGATACGCTAGGCACGGGTCTTACCTCTTATTGCAATGCCGTCAGCACGGGCAGAAGCCGATTTAACTTTGCCGCCTTTTTTCATGCCGGGAGCAGCGCCTTGAGCACCTTCCATTTGCCCTCTAAGGGCTTCATTTTCACCCATCAAACGATCAATTTCGCTTGATTGTTTTTCATCTCTACGGGCTAACAATCTAGGAATAATTCCTAAGTTTTTAGCAATATCACGAAGTACAGCCATGTCACACCATCCTTCCTTTAGTTTTACCGCGCTGGGCGCATCCGTCAGCGGACCTTACATAACCCCCAGTTCTAGCCGTTTTGACCACTGACTTGGCCTTTTTTGGGCTTGAGGCTGGGTACTGAATATTTTCACTTGGGGAAGGCATGTTCTCTGGCCGCTTAAACTTGGTAGCCTTCTCTTGCTGGGCACGGGCCTTTTCACGGTCTGTCATAGAGGAATACGCATCATCAAAGGCTTCCCCTTCGTTCATGCGCCGCTCTAGTTCCAGAACGTCAAAGTCCTTTGCCATCACACCATCTTCCCACGAGTCTTGCCGCGCTGGGCGCAACCATCAGCCCGCTTTGAGGCCGAGCCAATCATGCCGCCAGAACGCTTCTTGATAGCAAGTTCTTCTTTAGACTTGCCCTCATACTCCTGCTCTTGTTTCATGCCGACACGATCTAGCATTTCGCTCAGTTTGACGGCACCCGCCTTGACGGCACGTTTAATCGGGCCCATGTCGCTATCGACAGCGGCCTCTTTGAGCATCTTGGTGCGGGCAGAATCTTCAGCCATAGTTACACCATCTTTCCGCGAGTCTTGCCACGCTGGGCGCAGCCGTCTGCACGTTTTGACGCAGCCGACTTAACCACGCCACCCTTCTTCATTTCAGAACGGATTCTGGTTCCTTCTGCTAATTCCCGACGAATACGGGGATTGCTGGCAGTCGGGGTGAGCAATCTTTTAAGGTAAGAGGCCATATCGGCTACTGATGAGCGATATGCGCCCTGCATCTTGTCTGCAGCAGCAGACTGCTTTTCAGCAAAAGTCCGTGTCTCAGGCTTGGCTTCAGCCTTTGCAGCAACACCACGAGCCTCTCTTGCCATGCCAGAAGCGGTAGCACCCTCATCACCCTTAACTGCCGGCGCTGCCGCTCTTGCGGCTGGCTCAACACGACGGGTTACAGTCTTGGTCATCAAAACTTCCCCGGTGGGGTCATAAAGTTCACCAGTCTCAAGGTTGCGCTTAAAACGACTCTTGGCTCCGGTCTCATCATAGACATCACGGCCGCGACCTTCGTACTCAGCCTTTTCGCGGTCTGCAGCGGCAATAAGATTACGTGCGTCGTCAGACGACTCGTAATCACCACCCGCTCTAAACTTTTTAACCTTGCGCTTCATTTCTTATCCTTGCCTAATAAGTTGGTTAATTTTGTCTTCAAGGCGGTTAAACCTTGCGTCAATGTGTTCCAAAATCCGATCAATTTCTGCTTGAGTGACGTTATCACGGGCCACCTCCTCACGAGTGCGGTTTAGCAAAATATTCAAGCGGTTAAGTTCAGCAACCTTTTCCTTAACCCACATCAGCAAGACCGCCCCGGCCAGAGTTAGGGCGGCGTTCCATAGATAAAGCACATCTTGGCTCATGAACATTTCCATGCTCTAAGTGACTTGTTGATACGGCTGTTTGGGTCATTGGCCGTTTTGGCGCTAGTTAACTTCTTTTTCATGCCAGTCATACGGGCACAAAAAGACTTCTTACGAGCGCCACCTTCAGGCTGTGGTGCCTTTAGGCCGGGCTTTCCGGGGTTAGCGGCATTGTAGGAAGCACGACCCTTGGCGTTTAATCCGCCTTTAGGATTCTTGCCTTCCTTACGCTGCCATGCCGGTGTCTTAGCCATTTGAGACTTTCTCGTCCTTAACTAGCCGTGGATAGAAGGCTTCGTTTCCAAAGTCCCCTTCATACTCAATTGTTCCCATGTGGCCTAACTTAATAGTCGGATCTACCCAAACTTGATAACCAGAGTCACGGGCGCGGTCACAGAACAGATAGTCTTCACCAACATAAGAATTATCCTTGACCATAAAGTCAAAGATTGCAGACAAATTGCGCTGGGTCTTGTCATCCCAGTATTGCCACTGGGGATTGTTTTTGACCAAGTTCTCAATGACCTCCCGTTTGATCATCATGAACGCAGTAGCCACCCGCTTGGCACGGACAAGACCCATGCCATTCATGGTGACGCCTTTTTCGTTTTCGTCTAACGTAACAATGTAGGTTTTCTCAACCTTACGGGCACACGGAATTCCAGCAGCAATATCAATGTTGGGTTCCGTGACCCATGCCATCAACCGAATAATGTCATCTGGCTGAAAGTTAATATCAGCATCAATGAACATCAGTTCGGTGGCGTCAGAATCTAAGAAGTCCTGAACCAAAAGATTACGTGCCCGCGATACCACGGAGCACCCACAAATACTTCCAATCGTGATGTCAATTCCATGCTCCGGTGCCTTTTGGGCAAACCGCATCAAGGAAATGGCTTGTTTGAGTGAAACTTTGTGATCGTAAGCAGGAATCCCAAAAAAGATTTTTCGACCTGCTAACGTGTAACCTTTTTGATTTTGCATTTGTTTGGTTATCCGTAGAAGATTGTTACAGAAGCAACATTGGTTAATTCAGCATAAACACCATCTTGGGCCAAGATACCTTCGCCCGGAAGCGGAAGCCAAAATGTTCCAGAATTAGCCGCAGTTGGAGAATTAAGAGTTACAAGTAACGGTGCGGTATTGCTAGTACCGTTATAGAACGATACAGAACCGGGAGACGAACCGGAAATTCCATAAATCGTTTTAATACGAGTACGGCCTAATGCAGTTGTACCTGTAACCTCTTCGACCTGCCCACTTCCTGTAAGAGGGGCAGATGCAAAGACATCATATTGCATGCCCATAATGCCCCCTTATTAGGAAGGAGTTACAGCGTTTGTTCCGTCTGCATCAACCCAAGTGCTTGTTGCAAGCGCACCAGTGGCAATTTTTAGTTTGCTATTGGTGGTATCAAACACAATAGTTCCTGCTGCTTTGCCAGTAGTATTGACAGCATTAGCGGCTGCCTCGATGTTGGCTTGAGTAGCAGTGCGAAGTTGAATGTAGCCTGCAGTGGAATCTACGTTACCGGTTAATGTTCCGGTTACGTTACCAGTGATGTTGCCGGTAATGTCGCCCTCAAATCCGTTGTCAGATTTAACTGGGCCGGAGAAAGTAGTACGTGCCATGACGATCCTTTCGTGTAGTAGCACATCCTCTTACCGTCTCTACTAAGTCTGCTAGGTCAGTCGATAAGAGTAAATAAAAATCCTAGTACCCTGAGAATACAGCAAAAGGGGGGTTTTTCAACCCCCCTCTCTTACAACACCCTATCAGGGCGAGCCGGCAGAACCGAACACGCCAAGGGGATCAGACCATCCGAACGAATAACGCTCACGGGCCTTGTAACGGACGTTACCAGTGTCAAAGTCTCCGTCCATCGACGTTGCCATCGGGGTACGAACGAAGTGCTTCAGACCATTGGGAACATCGGTCGTCAGGAACCAAGCATCCGGGTCGGTCAGGAAGTGGTTAACGGTGTAACCTTCCGGGATCGAACCATTGCTCTTCAGAGCGTTGATGTCGTTGTCAGCCGTGCCAACACGCAGTTCGGTCTCAAGAATACGAGTCGCAACGAACATGTTGGAAGGGGCAACAACCAGTTTACGCGGCTTTGCAGCAATCAGCAGACCACGCTCATCCGTCCATGCAGCGATCTGAATAACGGCGGCCTCAAGGGAGGTCTCCGACAGGTCGGCAGGGGTGGAAGGAATGTTGCTGTTGACGCCACCAGAAACCAGCGGATGCGATGCGCTGAACAGGGCAACACCATCGCCACCGGTATAGTCGGAGTCGAAGCCGTTGTTCAGGATTGCAGCAGCCTTGGTCTGCTTGGTGTAAGCCATAGCACGAGCCAGAGCCTTGGTATAACGAGCCGAGAGGCTGTCATACAGGTTGTCCTCGATGGCCTCTTCGGTCAGCGAGAAACCCAGAGCAATGGTTTCGTGGTTATAGCGGGCCGTCCATGCCTCTTGGCCGTTGTCATAAGCGATGGCAGAGCCTTCGTTTTTGACCGGTGCGGCAGAGAAGCCGGAGAGTTTGGTTTCTTCTTCGAAGGAACGCTCAGAGGTCTCGGTATCGAAAATCTCTTTATGCTCTTCTCCGTAACGAGCATATTCCATGCCGAACAGTGCGTTCAGGCCCGGGAGGAGTTCCTTCAGTAGTTGTGCGCGTGAAATAGCCATTTAATATGCTCCTTATACGCCAGTGGCGTTGTAATACCGGTGCACACCAAAGTTCCACTTCACGATTACTTCCGTGTAAGAACCGGGTTCCCCAGCGATTGCTGTCTCAGGAACAACATCGACAATACGAACCGGGAGGGTATCTGTGGTGCCAGTCGAATCATTGATGGCAACACGAGAGTTCCCAGTAGTGGTATTACCGGAGTTTTGAACCAGAGCAGCATTACGGTTTACATCAGTACGAGTCAGGAAACTGATCGTAGTCGTGCCAGTGTCACAAACAGCGGCTTGGAACAAAGCATCCGGATCATCAAGCACATAGGCTTGCATCGTGGAGTTTGTCAGACCACCGGGGTAATACTGACGGAAGGTCAGACCATAGGTCGGATCGACGTAGGTGCAACCAAGGAAAACACCAACAACAGAGCCAGAGTCCGTGGTGGCTACCTTGCGGATCGTGCCATCAGAAGTCAGGTTAACAACGTCGCCATAGAAAATAGCGGTTGACTCACCAGAACCGATGGGGATCTCACGAGTGGAACCAGCAAAGACCTGACCGCCGATCAAATTGATCGGACGTAGCCCGTAAGGGCCGCTAACGGTAGGATATGCCATTTTAACCTCGTAAAAAGTTATTTACCTTTACCGAACGAAGTCGAAGACCTTTTCTCTCTAAAGAGGGGCATCCGGCTATCGCTCTCTCTCATAAACGTATTGTCTACAGCCTCTATATTGTCTCTGGTAGCCTTGGCGTAATACGCCTTCCGCTGTTCCATAAACTCTACAGGGATCTTGCAGAGCAATAAGCCAGCAATCTCAATGTTGTCCTTAAAGCGACTATTTGAGTCTGCCAGCATTTGTAAGTGCGGCTGTTCTTCGAGTCCCACCGGCTCCCAACCTTCTCTGAATTTGGCAGAGACGTTCTTGGCGTCGGATTGACCCATTGAAGAAATCCGTATCCATCTATATGAGTACCCGGGCTGTTTGTCAGGTTCTGGCAACGCAGATGCTGGCTGCCATGCCTTTGGACGCTCGGTCATATGACGGGTTTCTACTTCGCGGCTAATACGTTTGTCTGTCATGTTAGTTCCCCAATGTCTTTGCAAATTCCCGGGCATATTGCTCGGGGGTTAAGCCTAGTTTTTTGGCCAAGGCTACTTGAGATTGCTTCAGCACGATCTTTTTGGAGGATGTGCTGCGAGACGCAGGAGCGACTACAGTGGCAGGTTTGGTCTCGGTGCGCGTAACGGTTTTGCCGGATCCGTTAGTCGTTTTTGGTTCATCTCCCCAGTCATAGTCTGGGAAGCGGCGGCGCATGGTGTCATCAACTTTACTCCAATACTCATCAGTGCCGACATATTGTCTGCCGTACTGTTTTTCGAGTTTTTGATGAAAACCAAGTGCCAAAGCCGTCATTTCCTCATCCATACCCCACCAAGGATTGCGTTCTTGCCACGCAGCCGTCTTGGGATCAAGACGAGGGGTTTGCTGTGTTGGTTGACTTTCTACTTGAACTTCAGTCTCTTGTAAAGAGGGCTTGTACTCTTTGAGTTTCTGAATCTTGTAGGTAGCCTCACTTAATCTCTCTTGGGCGGCCAAGATCTGATCTGAGTCTCCGGCGTCATAAGCCTCCTTATAGGAACGCTTGGCGCTGTCCAACTCTAGTTCAGCGGCGCTTTTGGCCGTATCTATGTAGGTTTTTTCGCCCTCAGAAAGAGTATTTTTTAGTTTCCGATTCTCTTCGAGCATCCGCTGGGCAAGGGAGATAGCCTCCTGTTGCTCCCGCAAAGCAGCCTCTTTGGCCCGGCGCTCATCGTGCCAGACCTTTTTCATCTGCCTTAAACGGGTCTTTACCTTTTCGGAATACTCTTCAAGTTCGTCGGCATCTAACTCTTGGACGATCTCTTTTGGAAGCGGTGCTCGACCCCGGTCTTCCTCTGGGGTGTCGTCTTCCACTTCGATGTCTACTTCGGGTTTACCCTTAGCCTGCTGCTTTGCAGCATTTATCTGGTCTTGACGAATTTGCTCAGGGGTACTGCGGTCTACCTCTGGAGCCTCAACTTCGTTTTCGACCTCGAATTCAAAGTCTTCTTGTTTCTTTTCTTCAGCCATTTCTTACTCCTTATCTGCGGCTGATCCCACGGGGGTCTTCAACTACACCCTCGACGGAATCATCGTTAATGATCCGAAACTCACGACCATGAATCTTGAGCCTCGTACCTGCGTGGGGGCGCACGAGAATAAAATCCCCTTCCTTACACCAAGGGCCGCTTGGGAAGCGTTCCTTATCTTTGTAGCAATCTGGCCCCATCTTTGCGACAAATAAAACCGTCGTCAGAAGTTCCTCATTCTGAAGCGTTGCGTCAGATTTGAGGATGCCACTGTCATAGGTCTCTTCAATCTCTGGGATTGCGCAGAGAATTCGATAACCTGCTGGGTCCGGCAACTGCTTTGCTTTGCGCTCGGGAGTGTCCGCAAGCGTACTTACTTCTCCTTCTTCTGTAGCGATGACAAGTTCACTCATCGTCTTTTTCCATCCTTTCTGCTGTTTCTATAAGAATATTGTTTGCGATCAGAAGTCCGCGATAAATTCCACAGCCATATTGGTAGGCTCCGAAATCTTTGGCTTTGCCCAAAACGGTATCCTGTTCGAGTAACTTCATTTCCTCTTGTATCTTGTTTGAAAGATATTTGAGTAAATCACTGCTCATTTAACCTCCTTTTGATTGCGCCCTATCTTTGGCGATTTGCGCACCAACCTTAAGACCCTCTAACTCCATTCGGGCTTCAAGATCAGCACGATCCTTTGCGGCCTTAGCGCCAGCCTGCATTCCTGCAATTTCTTTCTGGGCTTCGATCCGTTCACGTTCCACATCAAGGCGGTCAGTCTTTTCTGCAGCACTGATCGCCAGTTGCTTCTCCTTAAGTTCAAGTTCTTTGGCCTTAAGTTGAAGTTCTGCTTGTTGCATTTGCACAATTGGATCTTGTGCAGTCTGCATTGCCTGCTGTTGTGCAGCCTCGGCTTGGTCTTTTGCCAGAAGTTTTTTGGCTCCTTCTGCCGCAAGACGGGAAATTTCAATTTCCATTTCTTC